AGAAAACTTTTATCGTGAAGTACAATACCCTGAAGCAAAGTTCTTCTATGGTATGCAATTGGCAATGGAAAACATTCACAGTTTGATGTATTCACTTCTTATCGACACTTATATATCAAGTGAGGAGGAAAAGAATTTATGTTTCACGGCATTGGACAACTTACCTGCAGTTCAAAAGAAGGCTAAATGGGCTTTGGATTGGATTGAAAATGCTTCGTTCCAAGAAAGATTGGTTGCGTTTGCGGCGGTTGAAGGTATATTCTTCTCAGGTTCATTCTGTTCAATCTTTTGGTTGAAATCAAGAGGTATTATGCAAGGTTTGTGTAATGCTAACTCTTTAATCTTTAAAGATGAGAACTTACACTGTGACTTCGCAATTCACTTATTAAACAATCACGTTGAAGATAAACCAAGTGAAAAAAGAATCAGAGAGATTTTATTATCTGCTTTGGAAATCGAAAAAGAATTCATCACTGAGTCATTACCAGTTTCTTTAATTGGTATGAATTCAAACTTGATGAAACAATATCTTGAGTTTGTTGTTGATGGATTGTTACTTAAATTTGGATGTAAAAAAGAATTCAATGTTGAACAACCATTCAAATTCATGGAACAAATTGCGGTTGAGACAAAAGGAAATTTCTTTGAGTCAAGAACTGTTGAGTATCAAAAAGCAAAATTAAATGAAACGATTTCTTTCGAGGAAGATTTCTAATTCTAACACAATATGATGTCATTAAAAATTAAAAAAAGAAACGGTGAGGACGTATCATTTAATCCTCAGAAAATTTATAATCGAGTTAAACGTGCGGCTAAAGGGTTGAACGTAAACTCAGATGAGATATTCATTAAAGTTATCACATCTGTACCAACTGAAGGACTTATCACAACTAAAGAGTTGGATAAGTTAGTTTATGAAATTGCTGCGGCTTACACTGGTAGTCACCACGACTACTCAAGACTTGCATCGTCAGTTGCAATTTCTTCATACCACAAAGAAACCAATGATAGTTTCTGTGAGACTATTATGGAATTACACACAACAGGTGTAATCAATGATAAACTAATTGAAATCATGAATGAGTACGGTCACGATAAAATCGACGCGGTAATCAATCACGAAAACGATTATAACTTTGATTACTTCGCTTGGCGTTCATTACAAGAAATGTATTTGTTAAAAACACCTGAAGGTAAAGTAGTTGAAAGACCACAACACATGTATATGAGAGTTGCTCTATGGGTGACAAAATCATTTGAACAAGCTGTTGAGTATTACCACTCATTGTCTAATCAACTTATTTCACCCGCAACACCAATCATTATCAACTCAGGAACCAAAGTTCCTCAGTTAGCGTCTTGTGTATTACATTACAACAATGCGGATTCACGTAATGGTTTATTACATACCTTGAATGATATTTCAACTTATTCTTCAGACGCGGCAGGTATTGGTTTATCAATGTCTAACATCAGAAGTAAAGAAAGTCGTATCAATTCATCAGGTGGATTTGCAGGTGGATTGTTGAAGTATTTGAAAATCGTTAATGAGTCATTGAGATTCTTTAACCAACAAGGAAGACGACCTGGTAGTGCGGCTATCTACATCGAACCATGGCACAAAGATGTTATGGACTTATTAGATATCAAAAAGAACACAGGTGCTGAAGAATTAAGAGCAAGAGATTTGTTTACGGCTCTTTGGATTCCTGATAACTTCATGAAAGCGGTTAAGGAAAGTTCTGATTGGTATTTGTTCTGTCCTAATGATATTGTTAAAGCGGGTATTAAACCACTTCAAGAATGTTATGGTGATGAGTACGAAGCAAACTACAACAAAGCGGTTTATTTAGGTCTTGGTAAAAAAGTTAAAGCTCAAGATGTTTGGACTAAGATTATTGAATCACAAGTTGAAACTGGTGTTCCTTACTTATGTTCTAAAGACAATGCTAACAAGAAAACAAACCACCAAAACATCGGTGTGATTAAACAATCAAACCTTTGTAATGAGATTTACCAATATACTGACGAGGAGACTACAGCAATCTGTACATTATCTTCAATGGTATTGAAAAACTTTATTGAGAAAGGTGAGTTTAATTTTGACTTACTTTACAGTGAAGTTAGAAAAGTTGTTAGAGCTCTTAACAAAGTTATTGACATCAACAGTTACTCAACTGAAAAAGGTAGAAAAGGTGGATTGGACCAAAGAGCAATTGCGATTGGTACTCAAGGATTGGCTGACGTATTCTATTTGATGGATTACATCTTCACATCTGAAGAAGCTAAGAAATTGAATAAAATGATTTTTGAAACAATCTATTTTGCGGCGATTACTGAAAGTATGGAGTTGTGTAAGTCAGGTGAATATAAACCTTATGCTCACTTTGAAGGTTCACCAATGTCAAAAGGTATATTCCAATTTGATATGTGGGGATTAGATTATGAAGGATTAGGTGGTTTATGGGATTGGGATAGTCTTAAGTTAGAAGTATCTAACCATGGGGTATGTAACTCATTATTCACAGCTCAGATGCCTGTGGCGTCTTCAGCTAAGATTACAGGTTCATATGAGATGACAGAACCAGCACATTCGGCAATCTTTAACCGAAGAGTAGTTGGTGGTGAAATCATGATTGTAAACAAATACTTAATTAACGACTTTGAAAAGATTGGAATTTGGAGTGAAGATTTGAAAAATGAAATCATCTTAAATGAAGGTTCAGTTCAAAACATCAATTTCAATAATCATCTTGATACTGAGGATAAAAACTATACTAAGAAAGTTAAACGTATTGAACACTTGATTAGTAAGTACAAAACAATTTGGGAAATTTCACAGAGAGAATTGATTAACATGGTGGCGGATAGAGCACCATTTATCGACCAATCACAATCAATGAATATCTATATGGCTAACCCAACATTGTCTAAGATTACCTCATCACATTTCCACTCATGGGAAAAAGGATTGAAGACTTTATGTTATTATGTTAGAACTAAAGCAATTTCAACAGGAGCTAAACACTTGGCAGTTGATGTTTCAAAAATATCACAACCTAAAGTTAAAGTTGAAACACCAAAAGTTGAAATACATGAATTAACACAAAAACCTGAAGATAGTCCTTTTGAATGTTTTGGATGTAGTTCCTAATTTGAAAATCCCGACACAATCGGGATTTTTCATTTTTAATCTATTTAAAGAAAAATAGATAGTATTATATTTATTGTTATGGCAAATGGAATTACTTATGGTATAAATTTTCCCTTTAGGGATTCTAGACGAGGTGACTACTTAGAACTTACCGAATTAGAGTCTCAGGAAATTAAGGCCGATTTAATACACCTATTATTAACAAGAAAAGGTTCAAGATATTTTTTACCTCAATTTGGTACAAGATTATATGAATTTCTTTTTGAACCATTTGATGGATTAACCTTTAACGCTATTGAATCTGACATCAGAGATGCGATTGAAACGTTCATGCCAAACTTGTTAGTTAATAGTTTAAGTATAACACCAGCGGATGTTCAAGAAGAAGTTGATATCGCAACAGGACAAAACTTAGCGGGAACAAGCGAATCATCAGTTTATAGATTTCCTGGTAAAGGAACATCTGAATATACTGCAAAAATAAGATTAGATTACTCAACAAATGGGTCAACATACGGACAGAGTGATTTTGTGATTATCAATATTTAATATAAATGGCAAATAATAGAATATCGTACGCTACCAGAGATTATCAGTCAATTAGAACTGAACTCTTAAATTACACAAGAACATATTATCCTGACTTAATTCAGGATTTTAATGACGCATCGGTATTCTCAGTATTTATCGATTTGAATGCAGCAATTGCTGACAACTTACATTATAACATTGACCGAAGTGTTCAAGAGACAGTATTACAATATGCGCAACAAAGGTCTTCCATTTACAACATAGCCCGAACTTATGGTTTAAAATTGCCAGGTCAAAGACCATCAGTTGCATTAGTTGATTTTTCAGTTACAGTTCCTGCGTTTGGTGATAAAGAAGATGAAAGATATCTTGGTACCTTACTAAGAGGTTCACAAGTTGTTGGCGCTGGTGTGGTATTTGAAAATGTTTATGATATTGATTTCGCATCACCATACAACGCTCAAGGTTTTCCGAATAGATTGAAGATACCTAACTTTAATTCAAATGGGATACTTGTTAATTATACGATTACAAAAAGAGAAATTGTTGTTAATGGTATTACTAAAGTTTTTAAAAGAGTTATCAGTGCAAATGATGTTAAACCATTCTTTGAGTTATTCTTACCTGAAAAGAATGTTTTGGGAATTACAAGTGTGTTATTAAAGAACGGTACTCAGTATACCAACATACCAACCACTGCAGAATTTTTAGGTGCGGAGAATAGATGGTACGAAGTGGATGCTTTAGCTGAGGACAGAGTGTTTATTGAAGACCCTACCAAAGTTTCAGACCAACCTGGTATTAAAGTAGGTAGATACATCCAAACTCAAAATAGATTCATTACCGAATATACTCCTGAAGGATTTAAGAAAATGACTTTTGGTGGAGGTACCAATACGGCTCAAGACCAATTGAATCAATTTACAACTTTAGGTACGACATTAGAATTACAAAAATATTCAAACAACTTCTCATTAGGTTCAACACTAACACCTAATTCAACATTGTTCATTCAGTACAGAGTTGGTGGTGGTTTGGCAACAAACTTGGGAACTAACGTAATCAATCAGATTGGTACGGTATCTTTCTTTGTTAATGGTCCTTCAGAAACTACAAACTCAGCAGTAATCAACTCATTAAGATGTGTTAACGTAACTGCTGCTGTAGGTGGTGCGGGTATCCCATCGTTAGAGGAAATTAGAAATTATGTATCGTTTAACTTTGCGGCTCAAAAGAGAGCGGTAACAGTACAAGATTACGAATCAATTATTAGAAACATGCCAGCTCAGTTTGGAGCACCTGCAAAGGTATCAATCACTGAAAATGACAATAAGATTTTAATTCAAATATTATCTTATGATACGTCAGGTAAATTAACCAATATTGTTTCAAATACTTTGAGACAAAACATTGCAAATTACCTATCAAACTACCGAATGATGAATGACTACATTTCGATATTCAGTGCTGAGGTTATTGACTTGAGTGTTGATGTTTCGATTGTTTTGGACTCGGCTCAAAATTCAGGACAAGTTATTTCAAGTGTTATTGATAAAGTATCTGCGTATTTTAACCCACAAACAAGACAATTAGGTCAGAACGTATATCTATCGGAAATTAGAAGTATTATCCAAAATACGAATGGAGTATTAACGGTTGCTGGTTTAGATGTGTTTAATGAAGTTGGGGGACAATACTCATCGGCAGAAACGTCTATGGAATATTCAGACCCTGCACTTAAAATGATTGCACCTGTTGATGATACAATTTTTGCCCAACCATCTCAGGTTTATCAAATCAGATATCCTGGTAAAGATATCCGAGTTTCAGTTAAGAATTTCCAATCAATTACTTTCTCTTAACAAGTTTATTTATTTTTTCTTTAGATTATTATTTAATTGTGTGGGTTCACTTTAAAAATCCTGCATAAACTATTTATTAATTAAAGAAATTAATGGGTCAATCATATAGAATAAGGACTGAATTAGGTGTAACCAAAACAATCAACGTACAATTAGACCAAGAGTTTGAACAATTAGAGATTTTATCTTTAAAACTACAACAAGAGGATGTCTATACAAGAAGTTGTTCGGACTATGGAGTTCTTGTTGGTAGAATAACCGCCAACAATGGATTTGGATTGCCTAATGCAAGAGTGTCAATATTTATCCCAATTACGACTATTGACGAGTCTAACCCAATTATTTCAAGTATATATCCATACAAGTCTCCAACGGATAAAAATGAAGATGGATACAGATATAATTTATTACCTTACGAAAAATCATATTCTGCTCACGCAGCCACAGGTACATTACCATCAAGATTGGATGCTTTAACAGGTACGACGGCAGTTGAAATATTTGACAAATATTATAAGTTCACGGCAAAGACAAATGATAGTGGTGACTACATGATTATGGGTGTTCCACTTGGTTATCAAACCGTTGTGATGGATGTTGATTTATCTGATATTGGTGAGTTTTCATTAACACCTCAAGATTTGATTAGAATGGGGTTGGCGACAGAATCTCAAGTTGCTGGAAACCGATTTAGAACTTCAAACGATATTAATTCATTACCGCAAATTATTAATTTGGTTAAGAATTTGGAAATATCTCCATTATGGGGAGACCCTGGAGTTTGCGATATAGCAATTAATCGACTTGATTTTGATTTAAGAGATAATGCAAATGTTGATATACAACCAACATCGGTCTTTATGGGTTCAATCTATTCTACATCTGATAGTATGAGGGTTCGAAGAAGTGCAAAACCTAAAGATGATATGGGTAATCTATGTTCGCTTCAATCAGGACCAGGTCAAATAATTGCAATTCGTCAAACAATACAACAAGGTAGTGATGGTAATCCCATCTTGGAACAATACGAATTAGAACAAGCTGGTAATATTATTGATGGTGACGGAGTTTGGTTAACTGAATTACCAATGAATTTGGATTATTATATTACCAATGAATTTGGTGAAAAAGTATTATCAAACGACCCAACAGTTGGTATACCAACTAAAGCCAAATATAGATTTAAAATTAAATGGACTCAACCAACCGCATTAACTGAACAAACAAGACGACCTTATTATTTGGTTCCTAATGTTAAAGAATACGGATGGTCGAATGTTAATATAGACCCAAATTATTCAAATGTTGCATCTGTTAAAGCAAAATTGGCGGGTTCATATTATTTTGGATTGGATTGGTCGGGTTATACTAATACTAACGATGCAATTAATTGTAATGATACGTTTTATCAATTTGAATATAATCGAGTGTATACTGTTGCGGGATTAATTGACGAGTTTAAAAACGGTGGTCGAGGTAGGTTTATTGGTATTAAAGAAATTGATAATCAAGATTGTGAAAATACAATTAATAAATTCCCTGTTAATGAGGGGTTCAGAAACTTTGACTTAATATATTTTTTATTTTCAATTTTATTTACAATTATTCAGTATGTTGGAGTTATATTATTAATTGCTTATCACACAGTTGCTGCCTTAGCAAATCT